ATTCATAACCGATGTGAGTAATAATCCAATACACGCAGGTGAACAGAATGAGTATGGCTTACAAGCGGCATACAGTTATTTAGGAGTTAGTAATCGTGCATATGTAGTACGAGCGGATGTTGATTTGGCTCAGTTGACAGCACGTACAACACCACCAAGTGGCAATCCTACCAATGGCACTTTTTGGTTTGAAACTGCTGCTACTAAATTTGGCATTTTTGAATGGAACGCCGCGTCCGCTTTGGTGACAGGTGGTCAAACATTTACTGTCAAACAGCCAGCTGTTATTACATCATCGGTGTATGTTGATAATTATCCATCGGCGCCTGTTCCAAAATCTAGCTTTGGCGCTACTGGTAGTTATGCAATTGTGGCAGTTAGTACACTACTTAAATTGTGGTACAAAAAACCAATTACCGCAACTCTTGTTAGTTGGGTAGAGGTTGGTACTACAGAATGGGCAGCTAGTTGGCCAGTTGTGTTAGGTACGGTATCGGCTCCAGTGTTAACATCCGGTGATACGATTAGTATTAACAGCACTCCGGTAACTGGTGATACACTTACTGCGTTAATACTCGACATTAATACTAAGTTAGATGGTGTTGGTATTACCGCAGCTGCTCCGCGTGGTAAACTAGAATTGTATTCGGTTAGTGAATCAATTGTAGTTACTGGCGATGTTGTGGTGCTTGTGAAACTTGGATTAACGGCAGGTACATACGCTGCTGTTGCATTAAGTATTGGGTCACATACACAAGTACCTCAATATAAATCAAGTGCTGGCAATCGACCAACTGGATCAATTTGGGTCAAGACTACCTCACCTAACTTGGGCGCTGATTGGATTATTCGTCGTTATAACAAAACTTCCGTTATCTGGGAAAATCTACCAGCGCCATTGTATTCCAGTAATGCAGCGGCATTGGCAGGTATTGATTCAACTGGTGGTGGTATTAATTTACCAGCAAACACTATATATATTAAAACAAATGATTCAGAATCAAATCCACCGTTGGTAAACTTTAAGCTATATCGCCGTAGTACAGTAGGGACAACTACTATTGTATCTGCGCCAATAACTGCTAGTACATTGGCGGCAAACACTACTTATTCTTTTACGATTTCTGAGACCAACTCAGGCACTGCGGTATATTCAACTCCTGTAACTATTAGTGTTACGATTGGTAGCACCCCAAGTGCCATTGTTACAGCTGAGTTAATTTTGGCTAGTTTGCAAAATTCATTGAGAGATTCAAATATCGTTGCGACAATGCTTAGTGCGACTAATCAAATATCAATAAGTCATGAAAATGGCGGTGATTTTAAATTGGTTGATGATGCGGTTCATCCATTGTTATCTCGTTTGTTTTCGACTTCAACTACCGCAAATTATTTTGTTGATCCATCCGGTACTACTAACTCATATGTTGCAAGTTTGTGGACATCATTATCTGATGATAAATTAGGTGGATTTGCAATTGCAACTGGTGATGCCCCAGTTTCATCAACTCCAGACGGTGAATTGTGGTATGATAGCATCGTTGATGAAGTTGATATATTAATTCATAATGGTACTACTTGGGTTGGTTATTTAGATGCTACTGCTGTGACGATGAATCATGCGGGTATTTCTGGTGAGACAGATACAGACCCGGCTGGTCCATTAGTTAAAGCTGTGCCACCAACTACTCAAAGTGATGGTACGCCGTTGGCAAATGGTGATATATGGGTCAGTACTGCTGATACTGAGAATTATCCAATGATATATCGGTATAATAGAGTTATTGCTAAGTGGGTATTGCTTGATAATAGTGATCAAACTACTGAAAATGGCGTATTATTTCATGATGTGCGTTGGGATGTGACTGGTCAATCAGCTACTGCAAGTCCAATTCGTGAATTACTATCTAGTAATTTTATTGATTTTGATGCACCAGATCCTGCGTTATACCCAATGGGTATGTTATTGTGGAATTTGCGCAGAAGTGGTAACAATGTAAAGAGATTTGTGGTTAATTATGTAGATGTACTAGGTAGAAATAGAAGATTCAATAATAATGAACCTATGCACGATTACTATCCACATAAATGGGTTACTGAAGCAGGTAATCAAGAAGACGGTTCCGGTACGTTTGGACGTAGATCACAGCGTAAAGTGGTCGTACAAGCATTGCAAGCATTGGTTAACAGTAATCAGCAAATTCGGGATGAAGATAGTCGAGTATTTAATTTGTTAGCATGTCCTGGATATCCAGAATTGGTCGGTGAATTGATTGGGCTTAATACGGATCGTGGATTGACCGCATTTGTTGTTGCGGATGCCCCAGCTAGATTAACTGCCGACGCTACTTCACTGAGTAATTGGGGCAATAACACTAGTTTGGCGCTTGAGGATAATGATAAAGGGTTGGTATCATACGACGAATATATGAGTTTTTTCTATCCTTGGGGTTATTCCAGTGACAATCTTGGTAATAATGTAGTAGTTCCACCTAGTCACATGATGTTACGGACAATTGCGTTAAGTGATAACGTAAGTTATCCGTGGTTTGCGCCTGCTGGGACACGTCGTGGTGGTATAAACAATGCTAGTTCGGTTGGTTATGTTGATGCTGGTGGTGAATTCCAAGCAGTTGCTTTGAATACTGGACAACGTGATACATTAGCTAGTATAAAAGTTAATCCATTATCATTTATTACTGGCAGCGGCTTGGTTAATTATGGCCAACTTACTCGTGCTAGAAATGCAAGTGCTTTAGATCGTATTAATGTAGCTAGACTGGTTATATATTTACGTAGACAATTGTCACAATTGTCTAAACCTTATATCTTTGAACCCAATGACAAGATAACTAGGGATCAATTAAAACAAGCAGTTGAAAGTTTAATGCTTGAATTAGTTGGACAGCGTGCTTTGTATGACTTTATTGTCGTATGTGATACTAGTAATAATACACCTGCTAGAATTGATCGCAGTGAATTATATTTAGATATTGCAATAGAACCAGTAAAAGCAGTGGAATTTATTTACATTCCATTACGATTACAAAACACTGGCGAAATTAAAGGTAAGGTATAGCACCATTATCTGGGAGAGCGTAGTTAACTACACTCTCCCAGTACACGTAATTCAGGAATAGGTATGATAAATATAACACAGCAAGGAGTATGCAATGTCAGTAATAGCATCATTAAGTAATTTTACGGTTCCATTAGCCTCAGACCAAAGTGCTAGTAACCAAGGCGTATTAATGCCTAAATTTAAAAATAGGTTTAGAATCACGTTTGAGGGGTTTGGACTTGGCCAAGCTGATAATGTCGAACTTACAAAACAAGTTGCGGAAGCAGCTAGACCAACTGTCACCTATGGTGAGGGTAAAATTGAAATATATAATTCTACTATTAATTTGGTAGGTAAGCCTACATTTGGCCCAATTACTATTAAATTGCGTGATGATATTTTAGGTACTGTCAACAAGATAGTTGGGGCACAAAATCAAAAACAATTTGATTTTTATGAACAAAGTTCAGCTGCTTCCGGTGGTGATTACAAATTTTCCATGCGAATTGAAATGCTAGATGGTGGCAATGGTAGGCATACTCCAGTCGTTCAAGAAACCTGGGAATGTGCAGGATGTTTTATTAAGTCAACTACATATGGTGCATTGGCATATGCGGGGCAAGAAATGGTAATGATTGAATTATCAATCCAGCCAGATAATTGCATTCAAACGGGTACTGTTGCAGGATTTGGCGTAACAAATACCATAAGAACAGAAGGTACAATGGCTACTGGTGGTGGTTAACTAAGTTAAAAATGAGGTATGATTAATCATACCTCATTTTCACAATCAAGTGTGTGACTTATTTACTAAATAGTAATATGGCATTTACTCCAACTAATCAATTAACTCCAGATCCACATATCTGGCTTAGAAATCAGCAACATGCGTCACGCATGTTTACTGATGATCAATTTAGGCTAGCTCCAAAAGCAAAATTTTCATTTCATGTATCATTTGGTATAAATCCTAATGCATTGCAGGATGTGCAATTAATTCAACGCCATACAAATGAAATCAATATGCTAGTTAAAAGTGTTCAATTGCCAACATTTACTATGGCGAATGAAACCATGAATCAGTATAATAGAAAAAAAGTTATACAAATACAGCATAAAATTGACA